TATTATTGTAGCTGATTCTGCACCAACTCTTTATTATTATTGCACTAATCATTCCAATATGGGTTGGACTGCAAACACTGTTGCAGCTACTTCTTGGGGTGTTTTGTCTTGGGGACAAGGTGCTTGGGGTGATCAAAATGATACAACTATATCAGTTACTGGAGTTGCCTCTACTACTGCTGTAGGTTCTGTTACGATTGATGCAGAGATAGGATTAGGATGGGGTCGAGGAACTTGGGGTAATAGAGTTTGGGGTGGTGCCTATTCTGTTATACCAACAGGTGTGAGTGCATCAACTGCTATAGGAACTGCTGTAGGAACGACTTCTGTTACTGTTGCTGTAACAGGAGTATCTACCACTTCATCTGTAGGATCTGTTACTACTACACAAGGTGTGGAGATTACACCTACTGGTTTATCTCTTACAGGTTCAATAGGAACAGTTGATTTTGATGGTGATTCTACAACAGGAACTACAGGTGTAGCAATGACATCAGGTGTTGGTACAGCGATAGTTGCACCAATAACATTAGTAGATGTTACAGGTGTAGCAGCAACAAGTTCCGTAGGCACTGTTGTGTTAGAAATGACTGGTACAGTAAATGTAACAGGTTTATCAACAACAAGTGCAGTTGGTTCTATAACACCAGTTTCAGGATATGATGTAACAGGTGTAGCAACGACATCAGCGGTTGGTACAGTAGCAGAAGTAACAGGCACTGGGATAGTAGATGATGTTACTGGAGTAGTATTGACGAGTAATGTTGGAAGTGTAATAATAATAGCATGGAACAGAGTAGATACTGGAACACCAGTAACCTGGACTAAGATAACTACAGCGGCATA